TTTTGCAAAGCGCGCTTCACCTGTAGCGTCAGTCTGATATGGCGAAACAACAGTACATTCATACTCTTGTGCCATACTTTTGAGAGCCTTACTTACCTCAATCTGTTCTGTCCAATCATACTGTCCCGCACGAGACGGAACAGCAGATCGTCGAACCTGGTTGATATAGTCTACAAGAACCACTCCGACGTTGAGAGCTTTCACTTTCTTGTCCATTTCTGCTTTGATTTTTGCCAGTGTCAAAGCTGGATCATACACTACATCAATCTGCTGAGTCGGGAGAAGCTCGTGAGTTGTAGTAAGTGTATGATGAAACTTCTCGAAGTCTCGATGGTTCCTGTATTCTTTTAATCGTTGTTGGCCTTCCGTAAAACGGGTAGCCCACCAGGTTGCTACTTTCTCCCACTCAACCACACTCAGATTCTTCGTGCGAATTCGAGAGTGAGAGACCCCAGTAGCTAAAGAACAGATTCTTTGAAGGATTTGTCGCTTATCCATTTCAATAGTGAAATACATAGCAGACCTACCACTTTCAAAAACACTATTCGCAATGTTTACACAAGTCATAGTTTTACCAGCCCCGCGACGACCCCCAACAAGAACAAGGTCTTTAGGAGAGAATTGAATCTCGTAGTCGTACTCTGCGTTAAGGCCGAGAGGTAAATATTTTGAAATTTCATCATCAGGTTCAAACAGGGAAATACGTTGCATACTTTCCTGAGGAAGTTCCAGATCTACTTTTTTCTCAATATCTAAAACAATATGATGAAGATGTGCTACTGATTCTTCTGCGTCTTCAAAAGCAACAGAATTATCAACGTAATCCTCAAGGGAGTTGAGAATCTCCTTTTGAGTATATTCGTTCTTGAGATATTGCAGAAGCATAAATGCGTCTGCTTCTACTTCTACACTCTGGATAGCATACACTTTCTCAAGAGTAGAAGGATCTCGAACTTCAAATTTTAAGTCTTCAAAGGTAGGAAGTTTATGATGATTACTTGCGTGCTTATCAATAACATTAAAAATGGTATGATACTCACTAGGTAAATAATCTTTGCGAACGCAAGTCCAGGTTTCAAAATCCTGTAGACTCAACACTTGCTTTATTAAAGCAGTCGCAATATTCAACACTTCCCCCGAACACAAAAAAGCAGCCTCCGGCAAAAGAGGCTGCTATATTTGAAGTTAATTAGCCAGCAGCTTTTTCTTTCTTTGCAGCACCATCATAGTCGGCAGCAACCAGACCACGACGAGTAAGCATAGTTTTTACACCACGAGCAGTCTTGCCAATCGCATCAGCGATTTCTTCGACAGTCATCTCAGCGATGTTGCCTAAGTCAGCAAGAGGATCTTCCTTGGAAGCGCCCTTAGTGTGTTCTTGACGAGGGATAGCGTCGATGTCACCAGAACGGAGCAGGCTGAGAGCCTTACCACGTACTGAGTTTACGCTTCGATCAAGAGCGTCAGCAATTGCTTCTACGAAAGCACCTTCGTTTACCATCTGAATGAAAGTAGCTTCTTCCTCTTCAGAGTAGGTACGAACAGTCTCTACTTTAGGAGCAGGCTTGACGTGATCCGTCAATTCCATTGACAAAATCTTGCCCTGGATTGACTTGGCAGAAAAAGCTCCGCCTTCAAAATGTTCAGCGATTTGAGCATAGGTATACTCACCGCTGTTGTCCTGTACGAAAGCAGCAAGAGTTGCTTCCTGTTCAGGAGAAAAGGTTCGAGAAGAAGCTGCAGAAGCAAGTTCTACATCGTAACCCATTTTACGCAGTTTGCTAGAAACAGAACGCGTAGAGGTTTCAAGCTGGCCTGCTGCTTCTGCAACAGTTGCTTGAGATACGGGGCTTTCGTCGCCCACGAATGAGGTCAGTTGAGCAGTGCGCTCTTCAGTCCACTTTGGCAATGCCATATTATTCTCCAATAAAATCTAATAGATTAGTTACTATTGTTACGCCATTTTCTCTGGCTTGTTTAGTTTTTGCCGATTCGATACCGCTTTCATTAACTAGAATCGTTACCTGTTTTGTCAGACTTCCTTTCACTTCATAGCCTAGATCTTCTAGGACTTTTGTCGCTTCTGCTTTTGTCTTAAAGCTGTTAAGTTTTCCACTTATACAAACTATTCCGTTTTTGATTGTAGAAGAACTTTGAACAAACTTAAAATCAAAGGGCAAACAGCCATCATAAAAGCCCATGAAATCTTTACGAATCCATTGTAAAAGATTCTCAGTAGCCTTTGGACCGAGACCGGCTTCAGAACAAGTTTCATACGTAATGTCCATAATATGAGAACATACGCTTGAAAGCTTCTCTGCAGCCGTTCGGCCAATTAAGGGTATACTAAACCCTGGCAACACTAAATTCAAGGGAGCCGATTTTGAGTTTTCAATTTCAGAATATAATTTTTGAGCAAGTTTCTCAGAGGAGAGACTTTCCGTGATTTCTTCTACCGTTAGAGCATAGATTTGATCTATGTCTGTGATACCAAGCTTATCAATGCTGGATGGACCCAGACCTTTGATCTTCATGGTCTTTGCAAAATGCTCAAGCCGTTTCTTCGATTGTGAAGAACAGTTTGAGTTTCTGCAATAGAGAAGGTCGTTTGACCATTCAAGCAAAGAACCACAACTTGGGCAGTTGGTGGGTGCTTGAATTTTTTCCACGGAAAGACTCCTTTGAAATTGAATGTATATTATATATAAATTTGAGGTTTTTGTCAAGAATTATTTTTTCGATGGTAGTTTTAATCAACACGTCGTAAAATTCGAGGTATGATTTCACC